CGCAGAGATCCATCTCCGCGCCAAAGAGTTTCGTGAGCTCCCCACTTCACATGGGCAAACCGACCAGTTTAAGGAGACTGCATTCATCAACCCGGCAGTTCACAAGCGTGGCGATACCCCAACCTACTTTCTATCCGTCGAGAAGAGGTTGACCCCAGCCACAGAGCAAGATAATCGGGATCGACAGGCTTCATGTCCTCGCAGGGACATGATCAACGAATACGACCGGCTCATGCCTTCCCCCCCCCTCTGGAGCCCTGAAAAGCACTCCCGGTATGTGGACCTTGCCATTGATGAGTACTGCAGCAAGCGAACAGAGCAAGCTGTGCTTGGCAAGTTGGCAGCTCATGATCCTGATCGATCTGGCTCTGACATCAAGATTTCTCTCAAGAACCAGGTCATCAAGAAGCAGGAGAAGCAGCTAAAGGACGCCTTCCCTGGACAATTAATACATGAGTACGACATTGCCCAGACCTTGGCCGACTCTTCTTATGCCTTGTTCTTGGAGCACGAGATTATCCCTGCTTTCCCCCCCAACTTCCACTTCTACCGCCGACTAAGCCCCTCCGGTTTCACTGACTTGTACAACCACAACTGGCGTAAGCACAATGGCGCTTACAGTTCCGACGTCACACGTTGGGACGTAGGCTGTGATGCCGGCCTGTTAAATTTCGACCTGCACGTGATGACGCGATCTGGTTACCCAAAGCCTTACATCGACGACTACGCCAGCCGCCGCCTCACCAGTTGGAGCCAACATGGCCCTTTGGCCACCATGCAGCCCTCTGGCGATCGTTACACCTGGCCTCTCACCACTGTTAGGCGAGCTGTGGTTACGTCCCTAGTTTGCCAGATCACGTCCGAGGACAATGTCCTAATCAATGGTGATGATGCTGCCGTGGACCGCCACTGCACAGCTTTGCCATTCCCGGACAGTCCCTGGGAGTTCAAGGATGAGAATGGCCATGAGGTGGAGTTCAGCGGTTTCACCGTTGGTGGTGATCAACCATACTACTCCGCCCAAGGCATACACTACAGAACTCTCATCTTGCTCAGTCGTGACCCGAGTGCCCAAGATAAATGGGTCAACTACCTTGACCTTCTGCAGTGGTGTGACCTGGACACCCCAGAGGCGTTGGACGTGGCACGCTCTGCCCATGTCCACATGCAACAGGCCCTGTTCGCCACCTACTTGCCCCTCCCTCTCCGACCGCATTTTCCTCATGTGAGTTTTCCCACGGAGTTTTTGGCCTTGCCTTCTTAACTTTCCTTCCATATTGATCTTTACTTTTCTTCACTTTTCTTGTCTTAACTACTCCTACGGCCTTTTCCTCCACTATTTTCTCACTTTTGGTCCGAAGACCTTAAACTACACTGCACGTGTTTTGTGCAGACCCCAGATGTCTAAAACTCGCCTGTCCGTCACCTCGAGAACGATCCGCGCGTGAGCGCGAAAGTGCA